TCCGTCCAGCACGACCTATCTGCGCGGTGACGGCACATGGGCGACTGTTTCTGGTGGCGGTGGCGGCACCTATACGCGCACGAGCTTTACCGCCACCGGCGGGCAGACGACATTCACCGTTTCCTACACCGTTGGTTACGTTCAGGTTTATTTGAATGGCGTCCTGCTAAATGCGACGGACTACACAGCCACGTCTGGCACATCTATCGTTCTGGCGGTGGCTGCGTCTTCTGGCGACATCGTTGAAGTTATCGCGCTGTACGTGTCGATTGTCAGCGGGGTTGCGGTTAGCGGGACACCTACCAGCGGGCAGATCGCAACTTGGGTGAACTCGACCACGGTGCAAGGCACGTCAGTTCTTCCTTCAGCGAACGGCGGCACAGGCGTCAATAACGGCTCCAGCACCTTGACGCTCTCCGCCAACAATACCGCCGCGCAGTTCATCAATAATTCTGTCGCGGTCACAGTCACCTCTAATGCAGGCACGGTGCCGATCACGAGCAAGGTGAATAATTTCACCAACAGCTCCGCCGCCACTATGGCGATCACGATGGCGGTAACCGGCGCGGTTGATGGTCAAATGTCGATGGTTCGCATCTACGACTTCAGCGCGGTGACGCAAACCATTGGTTGGACCAACACCGAAAACAGCACTGCCGCTGTGCCGACGACATCGAACGGTTCGACGACCTTGCCGGTGACCGTCGGGTTCCAGTACAACGGCCAGACATCAAAATGGCGTTGCATCGCCACTGCATAAAGGTGACCTATGCGCTGTGCGGTTTGTGAACTGTCGAACGGCTTGGTGACGAACATCATCGTGGCCGATCCAAACGTCGATCCTGCGCCCGAAGGGACGCAGCTGATCGCCATAGCGGACGACCAGCCATGCGACATTGGCTGGACGTGGGATGGCACGCAGTTCAATCCGCCTCCTAATGAAATGGTGCACCCATGACGCTGCAAACCATTGTTCTGACGAGCGGAACTTCTTGGACAGTTCCTTCTGATTGGAACTCTTCCAGCAACAACATTTATCTAATTGGCGGCGGCGGCGGCAGCAGCGGAGGAAATTTCCTTGCTGGCGCGCACACTTATTCCGGTGCTGGTGGAGGTGGTGGTGGATACACAACCATCGCTAACTATTCAGCAACCGCCGGAAACAGCATCACCATTGCTATTGGCGCTGGGGGAACAGCGGGGTCCAGCACGACGGCTGGCGGATCTGGAGGAACAACCTCTTTTGGCGCATATAGCGCAGGTGGTGGCGGTGGCGGCGCAGCTCCAAGCTCTTCTCCTGCGGCAGGCGGTGCTGGCGGCACAGGCTCTACTTATAATGGCGGTGCCGGTGGCAAAGGAGCGGCACTAGTTTCGTCCACTCCCGGATCATCAGGCGGCGGTGGCGGCGGCGGCGCAGCCGGTCCTAATGGAGCTGGCGGCGCGGGCGGCAATGGCGCGGCTGGTGCCGCATCTTATGGCGTTGGCGCTGGCGGCGGCGGCGGCAATGGCGGCGGCGGCAATGGTGGAGCTGGTTCTGGTTCCGCTGGTGGTACAGCCGGAACAGGCACCTCTGGCGGATCAGGCGGCGCGGGTGGACACATTGGCGCTGGTGGTTCCGGCGTGATGAGTACAGATCTTCCGGGATCGGTTGGCAGTGCTGGCGGTTCAGGCGGTGCTTCAACACAAAATGGTGCGCAAATTCAAGCTACGGCAGGGACAGCCTACGGCGGCGGCGCCGGTGGCGCTGGCAATTACACGACTTATCCAAGCACTCCCGGTAAAATTGGCGGACAGGGGGTGATTGTTATCACTTACACACCTTCAACCAGTGGCATGTTCCTGTTGTTCTGAACAGGTATGGAGAAAAGCCCGGCGGTGTAGTAGCTTGCCATTGAGGACGAACAGATGACCATATCGCGCAACCTATCTATCTTGGCGGAAGGCGTCAGCTCGTCTGGCGTGCTTGCCGTGACCAATGGCGGAACTGGTGCCACAACCAGCACCGGATCAGGGAGTGTTGTCCTATCAGCTTCGCCTACATTCACTGGCACGTTGAATGCGGCAGCTATCTCAGCTAGTTCCACAATTTCTGACAGCATCGGAAACGTCAGGAATGTCCCTGTCAACAGCCAAACGACTGCCTACACGCTCGTGGCGACCGACAGCGGGAAATACATCGACATCACTACGGGCGGCGTGACAGTGCCATCTGGCATCTTTACTACTGGTCAGTCTGTGACGATTTACAATGACAGCTCGTCCAACCAGACCATCACGCAGGGCACGTCGGTCACGATGTATTTGGTGGGCACGGCGACGACCGGCAACCGCACGCTGGCGCAGCGCGGGCTCTGCACCGTGTTCTGCGTGGGCACCAACACCTTTGTCATCACTGGCGGGGGGCTGACATAATGTCTATATACAATCTTCTTCTAGGTGCTGTTGCAGCTATCTCCGCAACGCCAACAGTTGATTACCTCGTTGTTGCTGGTGGCGGTGGCGGTGCTTGGGGCAACGGTGGCGGCGGTGGTGGCGGAGCCGGTGGTCTCTTATACGCATCTGCATATTCGGTCTCAGCAGGCGTTCAATATACAGTCGTCATTGGGTCGGGGGGTGTAGGTGGAATCTATCCAGGAACTACGGCATCTACAGGCAGCGATAGCAGTTTCTCTTCACTTATAGCTTCAGGTGGTGGGCATGGCGGCGTAACGGGCTCAACTAGTGGTGCTAACGGAACAAGCGGAGCATCCGGTGGTGGCGGCGGTTACTCTGGCGGTCTTGGGGGAAGTGTTTCTGGTAGTGGGCTTGGTTACCCCGGAGGAAATTCTTCTGGTACAAGCTCTGGCGGCGGCGGCGGTGCCGGTAGTGCTGGTACTACGGCAACAACTGCAAGCACGAGTGGTACACCCACTGGTTATGGTGCTGGTGTCTCTAATGCTATCAGCGGTTCAGCCGTGACCTATGCACAGGGTGGCGCTGGGGCGATCAACGGGTTATCGACGGCTGGCCCTTCTGGCACCGCGAATACAGGAAACGGTGGGTCTGGTGCTAATGGAGGGCTTGCTAGTGGTGGTAGTGGCGGCTCTGGTGTTGTCATCTTGCGCTATCCAAACACATATCCAGATGCGGCAACCACCACGGGCACTCCCACCTATACAAATACTGGTGGTTACAAAATATATACATTTACAGGCAGTGGGAGTATAACTTTCTAATGGCACACTTTGCGCTTATTGACGGCACATCGACCGTCCTTCAGGTCATCGTTGTCAGCAACGAGACGTTGAATAATTTGCCATTCCCGGAGAGTGAGTCTCTGGGCGTTGCTTTTTGCGAGTCTCTTTTTGGGTCTGGGACCAACTGGAAGCAGACTAGCTACAACTCCAACTTCCGCAAAAACTATGCGGGTATCGGCTTTACCTATGATGCGGCTCTGGATGCGTTCATCGCGCCGCAACCGTTCCCATCGTGGCTGTTGAACTCTTCAACATGCCAGTGGGAGTCGCCTGTCCCATATCCAATCGATGGCGGATATTACGTTTGGGATGAGACAACTATTTCTTGGAATAAAAAGGCCGATTCATGATTGGCAAGTTGACGATAGGCCGGGAAACCTCCACGGCTATCATTGGGGCAGAAGAGAGAAGGAGCTTATGATGATCAACCTTTCGCATAGCATAGAAGAAATCAACGCCATTCTTCAGGCCCTCGCCAAGCGGCCTTTCGAAGAGGTCGCCGACTTGATCACCAAGATCAAGACCAGCGCTATGGCCCAGCTGGCTCCTGCACCGGCACCTGTCGAAGTGCCGCCCGCCGAAACCGCTCCGACGCCTGAAGACGCTGAGCCCCCGGCCCAGTAAGGAATCGCGGCGCTATGGATCAATCAGTCGTCAATTTGGCTCTTAGCGCCGTTCTCGCCACGATTGGCTGGTTTGCCCGCCAACTTTGGGGCGCTGTCCAAAAACTGAAAGACGACTTGCATAGGATCGAGGCCGACCTGCCCAGAACTTACGTTTTGAAGGACGACCTCGACAAACGCATGGACCACATCGAACACATGATCCAGCGGATCTACGACAAGCTCGACGGAAAACTGGATAAATAATGGACCCTCTTACAATCCTCGCTCTTGCCAAGGCCAGCTACGAGGCCATCAAGGCCGGTATCTCGGTCGGCAAAGAGATGCAGGAAATGTATGAGAACGTCTCGTCGCTTTTTGATAGCGTCGGCCACCTCACGCGGATCGCCGCCGAACCGCCAAGGCCGGGCCTGTTCGGTGAAAAGTCGGCGGAACAGATCGCCATAGATGCCTTTATGGCAAAGGCCGAAGCTGATAAGATGATGCAGGAGGTGAAGAACACCTTCATCGCGGAATACGGTCTGGCTTCATGGGATCAAATTCTGAAAGAGACCACGCGCATCAAGAAAGCGCAGAAAGCGATAAAGCTCCAAGAGCAGAAAGAGCACGAGGAACTCATGAACAACGTAATGCTCTATGGAACCGTCGCCCTTCTCTTCCTGTTTTTGGCCGCCTGCGGCGTGATGACCATCATCGCCATGACGCACTAGGAGCCTGCCTGTGACCATTGACAACCGCCAACAGCTTCTCACGCAGATCAACTCGCAGATCAAGTTGAACGGCACCGGCGCCATCACTGGCCCGATCCTGAACAACACCTTGGACACGATGGTCAATTCGGCGTTGTTCTATACCGGAACTTGGTCCGCCTTCACCAGCTATGCCCCGCTGGATGTCGTCGTGTACGCCGGAAATTCTTACGTCGCGATCAGTCCGAACGTCAACGTCGCGCCCCCGTCCAGCGCCACCAACTGGGCACCGCTCGTGACATCCTCGTCGAGCGCTGGCGGTGTGACGGGATCGGTCCAATACAACAGCGGTTCTGGGTTCGCCGGTGTTGCGGGATTCGTTTTTGATGGGACCACACTCACGGTCAGCGGGGTGTCCGCGACGACGCTTGCGGTTTCAGGCGCAGCGTCAGCCAATTCGGTTTCCGCCCCCACCATTTCGGCCACCACCGTATCGGCCACGACCATCTCCGCCACCGGCGCCGTTTCTGCCGGAACGTCGGTTTCGGACGTGGACGGAAACGTCAGGAACGTCCCCGTCGTCAACAAGACGAGCGCCTACACGCTCGCCGCCACCGACAACGGCCTGCTGATCAGCATCACGTCGGGCGGCATCACGGTGCCCGCCACGGGTTTCACGCAGGGGCAGAACGTGACCATCTTCAACAACAGCGGCTCGAACCAGACGATCACGGCGGGCTCCGGGACAACGTTGTTGCTTGGTGGAACCTCGTCGAGCGGCAACCGCACCCTAGCGCAATACGGGATCTGCACGGTCGTCTGTTACGCGACGCCCAGCTTCTTCGTAATCACCGGCGCTGGCCTGACCTGAAGAGAAGTCACATGTTCGAATCGTTCAAGCACATGTTCACCGGCGTAGACAACCGGACGTGGGACATAGGCCGCATCCTGTGGGCCAAGATCTCGATTGTCTATTGCGCCATCAGCGGTTACCACGCCGTGACCCACGGCGTCTTCGACGCCCAGAACTGGGCCATCGGCGCCAGCGCCATTCTGGCGGGCGGTGGCGGCGCGCTATCTTTGAAGGCCAAGACGGAGCCCGGCAATGCTGACCCTGCTGCTTAACCCCTTCGTTCGCAAGATCGCCATCGGCGTCGTCGCGACGCTCGCGCTGTTGATCGCTTACGGCCTCTGGACTCACCATCTGGAAGCCATTGGCGCCGCCACGGAAAAGGCCAAGGAGGCGGCGGTCGCCGTGCAGCACGAACAAGAGGTCGTCTCGAAGGCGACCGCTGTCGATCAGGCCGTCGCCAAAGACCCGACCCCGCAGAACACGCTGCA